GCAGTAAAGTGACAACCGCAACCGTCGAGATGCCCGACGTTCTTATTCCTGTATTCAGCGGGGAAGCGGACGTTAGAGGTGCAAAAGGCGGTAGAGGTAGCGCCAAGACTCGCAGCTTCGCAAAGATGACTGCTGTCAGGGCGCACATGTGGGCACAAGCAGGGCGCGAGGGCATGATCCTTTGCGCCCGCGTCTTTATGAACTCTTTGTCCGACTCGTCGCTCGAAGAGATTAAGATGGCCATTCGGGAAACTGATTGGCTCGCACCACATTTCGACATTGGCGAGAAGTATATCAGGACCAAGTGCGGGCGAGTGTCTTACTCGTTCACTGGTCTAGATCGCAACATCGACAGTGTTAAATCGAAAGCGCGCATTCTCTTGTGCTGGGTGGATGAGGCTGAACCTGTTTCCGAGGAAGCGTGGACTAAGCTAATCCCAACCCTTCGCGAAGAGGACTCAGAGTTGTGGCTTACTTGGAATCCTGAAAGAGAAGAAAGCGCAACGAACAAGCGATTTGGCAATACAGACAATCCACGCATCAAGATTGCTACTGTCAATTACGACCAGAACCCGTGGTTCCCCGACATCCTAGACCGCGTACGTCTTCGCGATAAAGAAGAACGCCCGCACCTCTACGATCACATCTGGGAGGGTGACTTCATCCGTGTGGTCGAGGGGGCTTACTTCGCCAAGCATCTGACCAAAGCGCGCGAGGAAGGCCGCATCGGCATGGTCGCGGAAGATCCCAACCTCATCGTCCGCCTGTTTGCGGACATCGGCGGCACGGGTGCCAAGGCGGATAACTTCGTGTTTTGGGCTGCGCAGTTCGTGGGCACGGAGATCCGGTGGGTCAACCACTACGAGAGCCAGGGCCAGCCGCTAGGGGCGCATTTGGCGTGGATGCGGTCGCAGGGGTACAGCGAGGACCGTTGCAAGATTTGGCTGCCCCACGACGGCGACAACGGGGAGAAGGTATTCGATACCACCTACAGGCGCTCTCTGGAGGATGCCGGGTATTCGGTGGTGGTTATTCCCAACCAGGGCAAGGGCGCGGCGATGCAGCGTGTCGAGCGGGCCCGCATCTTGTTTAGCCGCATGCGGTTCGATGAGGTGAAGTGCGCGGCTGGCCTCAAGGCTATCGGCTGGTATCATGAGAACCGTGACGAGAAGCGGGCGATCGGACTGGGGCCGCTCCACGATTGGTCAAGCCATTCGGCAGACGCGTTTGGGGCGGGCTGCGTCGCCTACGAGGAACCCCGCAAGACCGCGCCTATGGATTTGTCGCGTTTAACTAGGGGAGTTGTGTGAGATGGACATGACAATCTACTTCCAAGATCAAGGCATCCCGGCGACGGTAGAAGATGCTGCGGTTAAGGCCGCAATGGATTATCTGGACCAGCATGGCTCGGATAGTGTACTGTCAGCCATGCGCGGGGCAATTGCTGCTGGCGTTGCAGTCATTGCGAAGTTGCAAACGGATAAGGTGCACTAAATGATCGACCCCGCCACCATCCCAGACGGCTTGCTGTCCTACCTCCAGAGCGAGGAAATGCGTTCTCTGGACGCCTCCTTGAACGAGGACCGTAAGATCGCGCTCGATTTCTACCACGGGCGTCCGTTCGGTGATGAGATGGACGGTCGTTCGCAGCTTGTAACGCGTGATGTGGCCGAGGTGGTGGATGCCATGACAGTTGCGATCATGCGCACGGTGGTTTCGGACAAGGTGGTTGAGTTCGAGGCGCGGGAGAGTGAGGAACCAGAGCGCCCACAGCTTCAGGAGGGCGAGGATCCGGCACAGGCTGAGCAAGCGTACCGCCAGATGGTGCAGCAGGCCGGTAGGGAGGCGCAGGACCGCGCACAGGACGCAACTGCACTGGTGGCGTGGCAGTTCATGCGGGCACAGTCTGGCTATCGTATCGCGCATGATTGCCTGAAGGCGGGGCTTCTTGAGAAGACCGGCGTGTTCAAGACATGGGCTGAACCTACGTATGAGATGGTCGAGGGTGAGGCCACGGGAGCCGAAGTAGATGGCGACGAGACTATCGTTGCGTCCGAACCGATCCCAGATTCGTATTTCATGGGTCCAGATGGGTTAGTAGATCAGGCTTACACCGTCCGTCGCCGCATCCAGGGCAAGACCCGTTATCGCGACGAAGCCGTGCCAAACGAGGAATTCCGCTTCTCTCCCGAGGCGCGTGAACTGGACGATGCCGCGTATATCCAGCATCGCACTCGTTGCACGCTGTCGGCGCTGATGAAGGACCACGGCATTACCGAGGCTGAGGCCGAAGTGCTGTGGGATGATAGCAACGACACGCAGTCGCTGTCGGATGCACGTGACGAGGGCCGCGAGCGCAAGGACAGCGAAACGTCTTACGGGCAGGGCATCAACCGACAGGTGTGGCGCAAGGAAGAATATACGCGCTGGGACATGGGCGACGGCACGGACACGCTGATCTGCGTGCATCGCGTCGGTAACACCGTGTTGTCCATCCAAGAGGTCGAGGAACAGCCGTTCGTCATCTGGTGCCCGTTCCCGATGCACCATCGGATCGTCGGGCAGTCGCTGGCGGACAAGACTATGGACATCCAGCGGGTGCGGTCCGTGCTGCTGCGTCAGGCCATGGACGCACTGTACTTCGCCAATGCGCCACGCCCGTACATCGACATGGCGCAGTGCGACGAGAACACCATCGACGACGTGCTGTCGATCGTTCCGGGTTCGCCTATCCGTGGCCGTGGGCCTAACTCTGTCCAGTTCATGACGCAGCCGTTCGCAGCGCCGCACGCGTTCACGGCTCTGGAGTTCATGACGGGTGAGCGGGAGGCTCGTACGGGCGTTACGCGGCACAACCAGGGGCTTGCTGCTGATACGTTGAACTCCACCGCGACCGGCTACAAGATCCAGGTCGAGCAGGGCGCACAGTGGGAGGAATACGTCGCGCGCAACTATGCCGAAGCGCTGGCGGAACTGTTCGAAAAGAAGCTGCGGCTGATGAAGCGTTACGGCGCTGTCGAGCCTGTCCGCACTGGTGGCGAGTTCAAGCGCATCGATGCGTCGTCGTTCGAAGATGAGATGGACATGACCATCCGCGTCGGGCTGGGCACTGGTCGTAAGGATGCTCGCCTGCAAGCGCGCATGTTTGTGCTTGAGCAGCAGAAGGAGGCGTTGGCAGTCGGTAGCGCGCTGGTCGACGAGGACAAGATCTACAACAGCATGGCGGGGATTATCTCGGATAGCGCGCTGGGTGATCCGAATATGTATGTTAATGATCCGGCGCAGTCTGCTGGTGGTGACGAAGGCGAGAAGAAGGATCCTGCCACGATCGAGGCTGAGGGTAAGGTGGCGATCGAGCAGCAGCGTCAGCAGTTTGAGCAGGGACAAGCGCAGGCGCAGATGGAGCTGGACCGCGAGAAGTCGGGTGCAATGGTCGAGGCACAACGCGAGAAGTCTGGGCTAGAGGCTGAACTTGCACGCAATAAGGCGGAGTTCGAAGCCGATCTTGCAGAGCGTAAGTTCCAGTTCGAAATGCAGATGGCAGAGCGGAAGATGCTGGCGGACATTGCGATGCGCCAAGCTACTCAGGAGGCCACGGTGCCGCAGAACCGACCCGGTGGCGCGCTCGACGCCTAGAGCGCCTTGACATCCCCACCCAATAGGCGGACTATCCATCCACGGCCTCTAACCTGAGAGGGGGTGATCGTTTGTACCGGCGTGAAGGTTTTGGCGGGCACTAGGGAGATGCCACAATGAATAAAGAGATGGAACTTCTACCTTGCCCATTCTGCGGGGTTAAGCACCTTCTCGATGAAGGTGATTTTGCGTTCGGACTAGCCTCTGGCCGTCTTGACCCCCGCAACGAAGACAATCATTCGGAATGGACTATCTCGTGCCTAAACGATGATTGTCCCGTATGTCCGGATGCTTTTGGGCCTACACGCGCAGAGGCTGTAATGGCTTGGAATGCAAGGTCATCCAGGGAACTCGTATGGCGACCAATCGAGACAGCGCCGCGAGACTTCACGCGTGTTTTGGTGTCTAATGACCGTGGGATATTCGCGGTCGAATTTGATGCAGATTGGCATAATGGCTTCGGTTGGTGGCTATGCGTTGACGGCAAAGACAACGAGTGGCCATTGCGCGGCGGCAATCCTACTCATTGGATGCCATTACCAGAAGGACCGGCGGCATGACCGAAGAAATGGAACTCCGCCAGTGGGCCTTGCAAAGCGCTATCGAGATGGGCGCTAATACGCTGGTGGAAGCAATGGAGCAGGCCGATAAGCTTGTGGATTACGTCATGGGGCTTTCTACGGGGAGGCCGGACGCGTGACCATCGCCATCCCAGACCCGCAAGCCACAGCCAACGCCATGAAGGTGCTTGCACCTGCGTTTGACGCTGTGGAGGCCGGATACACCCGCCGCCTGACTGACATTGCCACGCAGGAGCCGTGGGCAACCGACAAGATCAAGTCGCTGGCGTTCGCGCTGAAGGTATCTCAGGGCGTGCGGTCGCATATTGCCGCGGTTATTGCTGGTGGGGATATTGCCGAGGCTAACGAGGCTTGGGCGCGGCAGATCGAGAAGCTTTCGCCTGAGCGTCGGCGGATCTTGGGGCTGTGACGATGGATAGGGGGTATGTGATACATCAAGTCGATAGGGATGCGGCTGATGAGATCATCGAAGTTCGTTTCGATAATTCCCATTCAATATACGCATATGAAATTGCCACCATTCTAGCTGCCCACCGTGAAAAAGCGGTGGCTGAATTAGTGGAGGCCGGTGGTATGGTTATGCTCATGCTAGGAAATATGACGGCTCCACAACCAATTATTGATGCACTTAGCAATTTGCAGAGCGCTATTGCCAAGGCCGCCAAGCCATGAACGCTGCTGAAGAATGCTATGCGCGGCTGCTGGCGGCGCAGGCGGGAAGGGTTGAGGCCAAGCGCGCCAACCCTCACGCATTCGCCGAGAAGGAAGCCGACGATAGCAAGGAGCGCCAAAGGTTGGCGTTGAATGCTAAGATTCGGCGGCGGTTGCCTAAATCTGTTTAAGATGGGAGAGATGAGATGCAGTACTATATTGATTGCGAGTTTGACGGGCATAATGGGCCGCTTCTGAGTTTGGCCATTGTTCCAGATAGCGGTCCTAGCCTGCATATAGAAACATTCGCCACTGACGACGTTAAGGACGAATGGGTGGCTAAAAACGTTGTGCCTATCATGAGCGAACATCAAGCCGACAGCATGGCAATCGTGACCATCAACGAGGTTGGGCACTTGCTGCGGCGATATTTGGCTAATGACAAGACGCCGGTTATTATTGCTGATAGTCCAGTGGATATTGCCCGGTTTTGTCAGGCACTGATGACTGGTTTACAGGGTGGATATGAGCCTAACGTTTGGCCTAAGCTGTCGTTCGAAGTGCATGACGTTGATTGTTATCCGACCGCGTTAACCGGAGCCGTCCAGCACAATGCTTGGTGGGACGCCATGGCGCTGCGGGAGAAGCTTTCTGGGTAAAGCCAACACCCTAACCTAGGCCCGCCACGAGCGGGCTTTTCTTTGCCCAAAGAATATCCGTTGCAGAATCCCAATCATTGGTGTAATTTCCCAACACTGCATTTTCGCAGTATAGGAACCACTGATGACCCAGCTTGCAGATGATGCAGCAGTCGGAAGCGATTCTGTCGAAGATACGACGGTCGCTACCGAGGCTGTCGTAGATAATACCACCGAGTCCACGCCGGACGAGGTGACCGAAACCGAAATGTACCCGGACGATGTAGCCGCTGAACCAAGCGACGACGCAGAACCCGGCGAACAACAGACGAACGAGGACGACGAACCCGCCGAGGTCATCGAAGCCCCTGCCAGTCTTAATGCGGACGAGAAAACTCAGTTTGCGCAGCTTGACCCCAAAGCCCAGCGCCTCCTTGCTGACGTAGAAGCCCGTCGAAACAGTCAAGTTACCGCAGCCACCACCAAGGCAGCTAACGCCCAGCGCGAAGCCGAAAGCCGCGCAGCAATGGCAGATGCCCAGGCGAAGGCGGTGTACAGCCAGCAGTTGCGGGCAGTTGTGGAAAGCATCAAGCTTCCCCCGGCCCCGGATCCGCAGATGGCGTACTCTGACCCAGCCTCCTACGTGGCGCAAAAAGCCCAGTACGATGCCGTTCAGGCTGAACTCTCGGAGTTCATGCAGGAAGTGGAGAAAATCGGTGGCGAGGCATCCAGCACTGTCGATCAGGCATTTGTTGATGCGCGTGACCGGGCTTTGATGGCTATCCCCGAGATCCAGAACGAGGAAACCCGCACGGGGTTCTTCGATAAGGCTTTCGAGGCGGCTGAGAAGATTGGGCTCGATAGGTCGCAGATCGATCACGCTACGGCGGACGAGCTGAAGGCCCTTCGCACTATCTATGACGACCAGCAGGACGCCAAGCTGTGGCGCGAACACAAGGCCGCTAAGGACGCTGCAAGGCGCAACCCGAATGGTCAGTTCAAGCCTACGCGGCAACTTCCTCCGGTCACGATCAAACCGGGCACTATTACGGGACGCCCCGCGCAATCGAACGACCCGATAAAAGTGCTTTACCCCAACGACTGATTAGGAGGCCAGAGTGGCAACCATCGGCAATTCGTATCTTGATCTAATCGACCTCGCCAAGCGTACCGACAGCACCCGTGCCCTTGCACCGGTTATCGAGGCGCTTAACACCATCAATCCGCTCATGCAGGACGCCTATACGGTCGAATGCAACCAGGGCACCAAGCACCTGACCACCACGCGTACCGGCCTGCCGCCTGTCACGTGGGGCAAGCTCTATCAGGGCATCCCGCAGAGCAAGTCCACCACGCAGCAGGTCGAAGACACGACCGGTTTCGTTGAGGGCCTGTCGTTCGTCGATAACCGCCTGCTCGAAATCTCGAAGAACCCCGGTGCCGTCCGCATGTCGGAAGCACAGCCGTTCCTTGAGTCGATCGCGCAGGAAGTCCAGACCAACTTCTTCTACAGCGACACGGCAACCACGCCGGAGCGTTTCAAGGGTCTGGGTGCGCGTTACAACACGCTTGCCAACTCGCAGGTTATCAACGGCGGTGGCACTGGCTCGGACAACATGTCGGTGTGGTTCGTCACCCACGGCGCGAACCAGACGCGCTTGATCTACCCAGAGGGTACGATGGGCGGCGTCTCGCGCAAGGACAAGGGCGAGCAGCGCGTTACCGATGACATCGGCAATGCGTACTACGGCAAGGAAGAAGAGTTCCGCCAGCATGTCGGCGTCTCGGTTGGCGACTGGCGCTTCAACGCCCGTATCGCGAACATCGACGTTTCGAACCTGCTTGCTGGCACGGTCGATCCCTACGCACTGCTCTCGAAGGCCTATTGGGCACTTCAGGGTCGTCGTAACGGCAAGATCCAGAACGGCGGCATGGTGTCGATGGGCAAGACAGTGATCTACGCAAACCGCACCTTCCTTCAGGCGCTCGACGCTGCAACGACCAACGCGGACAAGGTTCAGCTTCGTCCCGATGAGGTCGCAGGGCAGGAGGTTCTGGTTTACCGGAATATGCCGATCAGGGAAGTAGACGCGCTCTTGAACAGCGAATCGCTGGTCGCGTAACAGGAAGGATACCAACATGATTTTCTCGCGCGCACTCCTGTTCAGCGATGGGCAGGCAATCACCGGCACCACGGCATCCACGAACGTCATCGATCTTGGCGCAACTGGCACTGTCATCGGTTCCGCAACCCCGATGGTCCGAGAGATCGGCTTCGGTACGGACGCTGAAATGGCCGTCACGGTCACGCAGACGTTCAACAACCTGACCTCGATGTCGATCAGCCTTCAGGTGGACGACAACGCGGCATTCTCGTCGCCTACCACGGTGTTCACGTCGCCAGCCTACACGCTGGCACAGCTTGCAACGGGGGCAAAGTATCTGCTCCCCGACCGGCTGATGGCGGGCACGAACGAGCGCTATGTTCGTTTGAACTACACCGTCGCAGGCACCGCGCCCACGACCGGGCGTATCACCGCAGGCGTCGTTGCCGCCCGCCAGTCGGCATAAGGAGCCTATACCATGACGCAGTTCTATAAGGCTCCCCACGCTGTCCAGGCTGGTGGCATCATCTACGCAGCGGGCGAGCCGTTCATCTGGGAGTCCCAGAAGGTCAAGATCGACGGCAAGGAAGTCGACACCACTCCGGGTGAAAGCTGGGAGAAGGTTCCGGCCAAAGAAGCAATGGTCATCGCAACGTCGCTGGAGCAGGTTCCCGACGATGCAGACCTTGACGCCCTGCCTGTGACGGCTCTCAAGGCTGTTGCGTACATGCGGCGCGTTGCGGGTATCGCGGACCTCAAGGAGGCCGACGACCTGAAGGCGGCTATTCGGGCAAGCTACGAACCGAAGCTGTAACCAAATACTAGGTGGGGCCGGTCCTTCGGGGCTGGCCCTTTCTTTGTGAGGACGTAGCGTATGGACATGTTTGGTAAGTACAGCGAGACGCTGCCAATCTTAGATAGTGGCATGGTGTCCCGCCTACAGATCGACAAGCGCGGACGGATTATCGTTAGCAGCGGCGATGACAGCGTGATCTACACCACTGTTGTTGAGCTTGATACCAACGGCGGCATTGTCCCCGTTCACAAGGGTGTCAATAACACCTACGACCCCAGCGGCAACCTCCAGACGCAGACCGTCAAAAACGGCAGCACGTGGATCCGCACATACACTTATACCAATGGCGAAGTGGCATCCGATAGCGGCTGGGTGCGTCAGTAATGGCCGATAGCCTCATTCAACCATTCCGCCGCAACCTCAACGTGCGCCCTGTCATTGGGTCTGTGGGGTTGGTTGCCGTTCCAGTCGCCGTGCCCGCTATGACGGGGCAGGGTATCACCAGCTTCATCGTGCAGAACCCCAACCCGTTTCACATCTGGTTCGCTGGTTGGCGCGGCGCTGCGGGTGATATGCCCAATATCAAGGAAAACGGGCATTACATCCACCCAGGCGAGAAATATATAGGCCGCACGCAGATGCCGCAGTGGGTTGCCGCTGTGGCTGATGATGAGCCGGGGTTTCCGATCCTGACAAGTGGCGGTGCATGGGCCTATGAGGGCAAGCGAACGCGGTTTATCCTCATTTATGGGTCCGGATCGTAATGGGCACGAAGGTTCCGGGGTATCCGCTCAAAGGCAGCATGGGCGATGCAGGCGCACAAGGCCCGATTGGACCGGCTGGCCCTAAAGGCGACATGGGATCAACGGGCCCCACTGGCGTCATTGGTCCACAGGGCGCGCAAGGCGTTAAGGGTGACACTGGGGCGACGGGCCCCCAAGGCGCCAAGGGCGATACGGGCGCGACTGGCCCCGCAGCCCCGACCACGGGCCGTCTAGTCCTCCTAGGTACCATCAACGTCACCGAAACGCTGCTAATCTCGCTCGCTCTAGGTATGAAGCGCAAGACGTTTGCGCTCGCGGGAGTCACAGCCACCGACACCCTCTTAGCCATTCCCACCGCCGCGCCAACTACGGGCTGCGAAGTGGTCAATGCCTACCCCGCAAGCGCCGGAAACGTAAGTATCGGCTATTACACTCCATTGTTGGGCATAGGCGCGACTTATGCTATACCCCTCGCAGTTTACAGGATCACATAAATATGCGCGTGAAGCCTTCCAGCCCGCCGAATGGCAGCGAACTGTTGGTTCTGAACAAGGACGGCAAGACGCTGTATGTAAACAGGACGCAGGTCGCGGCTATTCTGGCTTATACGGGCGTTAGGTCGCGTCCTTTCCCTAATCTGCTGACTGAGCGCACCGGCACTGAGACATATCGCGCAGTTCAGGGCGGTGTGTTAGTCGAATTCACGCTTACAGAGCTTACGGCATACCTTGCTGGTACTGCGACGCCGGATCCAATACCATTCGGGCGCCAGTTGGACGTTTACAGCGGCACGGAACGCTTCGTGGGGCGTCAGGGGACCGGCGTTTTCGCGTCCGACATCATGCAGACGCTGTATGTGCGGGGGCTTGGGGGGTCGTTGGCGGGTTTGGGGGGTAATTTCCCGGGTTCCGGTGGGGGTGTTACGCCTACTCCGACGCCCACCCCTACGCCTACGCCGACCCTGACGCTGTCGCCGACCTCGCCTTCGATCGCATCGAACGCGTCGGCTGGCTCGCTGGTGTCAAACATCAGTAATGTGCCAGCGGGCTCCACGCCAACCGTTACCCCGAACGACGGTCGCCTCGTCATCGCTGGCGATTCCTCTGCGGGTTGGAAGGTCGTCGTCGGTATGTCGGCGCTGTCAGCAGGCACGGTGAACTTCTCGGTCGCAGCCACCGGTGCGACGGGGGCAAGCGGCGTGCTAACCGTGACTGCCGCGGGCAGCGTAGTCCCGTTCGCGCTGAACTCGGACGCGGCAGCTTATGACTCCGCTGCAACAGCAACCGGCACCCCGCTTTCGTCAGGGCGCCAGAAATCGATCAACCGCTTCTACGAACGCATGCAGCAGACGACGGACAATCTCGGCAACGCGATGGTGCCGCTTGCGACCGTGATGAAGTCGGTGTCGTGGTCGCGCATGAATATGATCCCGCCTGTTGGTGGGATCGAGGCGCACTGGATGATCGATATGATCCGTCCAGGCGTGAACACGCTGACGAAGGTTGGAACGCCGACGTTCACGCCCGGCGTAGCGGTCACGACGAGCAATCAGGCCAACCATTACAGCACCGGTGTGCCGCTTAACGCGTTGCCCGCGACTGGCATTTTCATGGGAATGAATACCTCCCGTAACCCTGCATCGGCGTCGAGCAGTGGCGATTGTGGTGCATACGACGGCACTAGTGCAGGCGTTACATTGACGGCCCGAACGACCAGCGGCGGCGCTTCTGCGCGTGCGCAGTCGACTCTCCGAACCGCAACGGCAGGCAACGAGACGTTCGACGGTGAAGGCTTCACGTCGATCAACCTTCATGCCGATGCGAGCGTTGAACTCGCGCACCACGGCAAGACGCTTGAAACTTATACGGCTGCGTCGGTAGCCCCAATTGGCTCTGCCAATACCGTCTGTATTTTGAAGGCAGGCGGTACCACGTCGGCCTCGACGGCGTCGATTATGGGGTTCGTGCTATGCCCTGACCTTACGACCGGGCAGCAGGAAATTCTTGCGGCCGCGATCCGTGAGCTTTGCAATAACTGTGCGCGTTGGGGTGACGTTGACTATTTCGAAGCGGGCGTCGGACCGGCAACTGTCGATGTTGATCATCTTGTGCTTGGCGCAACACTCGCGGGTGTTGACACGTCGCACATTCTCAAGTCGGCTGGGAAGAGTGTCGCAATTTGCGCCTCGCCGTTTGAGCAACGCGTAAATCACTATGGCGGCGAGCAGGCCAACGGCTTGCAATATGTCGATGCACTAATCTTCGACAATACAGGAATCAGCGGGCGCTATCGTGACTTCCTGACGGCTACGAACACCTTGTTTTACAGCAGCACGGACACGAACAGTCAGACCGATCTTTCGCCATCGAGCCGCGCGGTTAGCGCGATGGTTCGCCGTATGCTCGACCCCGCTCGCACGGCGGCAGCGACGGGAAGCGCGTTGTTGGTCGGGCAGGACATCAAGGTTTATCACTCGAACGGCGTCAGGTCGTTTGGGTTCGACGGCGCAGGCAATCCGAACTCCATGACGACCAATGACGGTCGCGTGTTCACGTTCCGCCATTTGCACATCAAGGATGGCGAGGGCAGCGTGATCGCCAAGCTGCCGAAGATTCAGCTTGTGCAAGGCCGCGAGGCGGCAGGCGCCGGCTTCGAAAGCATCTCCGGGTTCCAGCCTTCGCAAAACGCTAGGCCGACACGGGGCACTGCTCGCGCTATCGACGGCTACAACACACCCGGCGACCCAGCCAGCGGGCGCATTTGCGGCTTTGGCACCATGCCGACGCTTGCGACCGGCTCCGCGTGGCGCGCGGTCCAGCAAATCAGCATCCGCTGCAAGGTTACGACCAGCCTTTCTTCACAGGTTCCAATGGCTCGGGTCAATTACGGCCCGACGCCGACAATCACGCCCGATGAACTTTTGGGCCGCTGGTGTGCGCTCGATAGCGGGCTGACGTTCAACTTCACGATCGGCGGGATGCGCGCGATCAAGGATGGCTTTGACTGGAACAGCGGCACCGGGTTCCCAATCATGGAGTTCCCGGCGAGCGGAACGAAGTATCTGGATGCTGCCGTAATCGATGGTGATAGCAGTATTGCGGCGCGCAAGGCCGTCGTTAAGCAGCAGGAATATTGGCAGCTTCGTTGCCTGCAATGGTGCCAGTCGTCTGCCGACTCCCGTCGCGCCAATGCCCCCTCAGTGGGCTCGCAATCGCGGGCTTACTATCTGGACGCTCGCGAGCATCTCGACCCAGCACCAGGCGATCAGCTTCACATTCCCGGCATCGGATATATTCGCGACCCGATCTATCGCCCCGTCAATACTGCGGTTGCGCCGTTCAACGCGAACGATAGTAATGCGACGGACGGCACGACGGTTCGCCCTGGCGGACGTACGGCAACATGCAGTGCCTACACGTCGGACAACCACGCCCACGACTTCATTGTCGATAGCGACGGGACCGTGAAGCAGCTGGGGAACTACTATGTCGCGGCTGGCGGCACGAACGGGCTGACGGCAATCGCTGTCGATCACTTCATGCCCGACAAGACGGCATACACGAACGTCTCCTTCACCGAGACGCCATCGTGCACGCAGGCTGGTTGGACCGTGGCCCGCATGCAGCCCCAGCGTATGCACGCCAGCCAGTTTATGACCGCCATGCACATGATCGCGCAGGAGACCGGCGTGGCTTTGCAGGACGTGGACTACGCTACGGCTGTGACCCGCGCGCAGTCGCTTGGTACGAACGCTCTCTATCTCCCCGCAACGGTCTGAGGAATCTGACACCATGGCCGCAGACATCACCCTTCGCCCCAATACCGTCCTGACGAACATCACGGGCGGCAAGCAGACGCGCTATATCGACGCGGGCAACGAAGCGTGTGGTCTGCGGATCTCGGGGCTCAAGCTGTCGTCGCGGCGTGGGGCAATCCGCCTGCGACAGAACGCCAGCGACATCCTGATCGAGAACGGAACCATCCAGGGGAAGGGGCCGCAGAAGGGGAGTGACTTGCCGGTTGGGTTTGAAGCGCGGGACACCGTGCATGACGTGACTGTGCGGGGCGTTACGTCGTCGGGGCATACGATGGCCACGGTCGCGGGGAAGTACACAAACGGCGACGGATTCGGCAATGAGCGCGGAACCTACCGGATTACGTTCGACGACTGCCACAGCAACGACAACAGCGACGGCGGGTTCGATCTAAAGGCGCGCGAGCAGGTGCTGATCGGTTGTTCGGCATCGCGCAACGGACGTAACCTGCGTGCGTGGGGGGACGGTCATACCGACCATTTCACCAGTATCGATCCGCGTGGCGCGCATATCTGGCACAGTGGCGACCTTACCGGCGATTGGCTACACGACGAGCCGCAGTTCATCGGCGGTGGCAACGTGCCGCACTTCTACCTTGAAAGCGATGCAGACGGCTGCCCGTTTACGATCACGGTTCGCGGCGGCACTGTAAATGGCAAGCCTATCACGCGCCTCGAGGATCTGATCGTCAAGTCGGTTAAGGGCAAGAGCGCAAAGCTCATATGGATCCCGCCTGCCGTTCTGGCGGGTATCGATGCAGGCGAAGTGCTGCCGGACAAGGACGGCGACGGACTGGTCAAGATCGGTGCGGCATGGGCAAAGAAACTGAACCTTCCTGTCGGGTCTGTGCTAAAGAACATTGGTGGTACCCGTTACGAGGTCGTTGACTAATGTCCATCGCAATCCCAACCTACGCCCCCGGCTCCATCTCCAACTACTCGGAACTCATCGACGAGATCCGCGATATGATGGACGATGCCGATTATAGCCAGGAGGCGATTGACCGGGCATTGCGAAAGGCTGAGGCAGAGTTCAATCGCACGCTGCGAACGCCCGACATGGAAACGCGGGTAGTGTTCGACATCACGTCCGAACTGACGTTGCTGCCCGACGACTTCCATGAAATGCGGTTCATCTTCGTGGAATCCGCGCCGGATCGTGCTTTGCGGTCGATGTCACCCGCTGGCATGCTGTCGGCATATGGCGGCTGGGCGGGTTGCCCGCAGGCGTACGCTATCGAGGGCCGCAACATCCGCGTCGCTCCCGTCGGCGATGTGACCGTCGAGATGGTCTATTATCAACGCGTCCCCGGTCTGACGGATGCCACGGTGTCCAACTGGCTGCTTCGGAAGCACCCGGACCTGTACGTCGCTGGCGTGCTGTATCATCTGGCACGACGTGAGCGTGATGCGGACGGTATGGCGCAGGCTGCGCAGGAGGTGGCGACGCTGACCCAGAGCATCCAGCAGAACGCTATTTCTACGCGCTGGGGTGCGGCTCCGTTGGTTCCTACGGGGTTGCGGCAGACGGGGTTTGTGAGGATATGAGTGGCGGGGCGCCGTTAGCGCGGCAACCCCGCCTTATTCGGTTACGCATTGGAAAGCCGTTGAAGCTGCGTAGCCGGATAATGCTGTGGGTGCCCGTCAACCTTAGCCAACCTAGTCTATCGGGACCTTACCGCTGGCCTGACGCCACAGCCCCATCTATCTGCTATAGTTAGGCCACCATGTCAACCAAGCGCCTCCCCTTCCCCGCATTCCTTCCCGACCAGCTTCCGCGTGGCGTTCTTACGGCGGCGATCAACGTCTTGCCAGCCGCAGACGGTTATCGTCCGGTACGCTCGCTCGCCAGCATCTCGGATCCGCTCCCTGCCACCTTCAAGGGCGGTTTCGCAGCCATCTCAACGGATGGCACGGCTTACCTCCTAAGCGGCACAAGTAACGGCCTAGCGCGCTACTCTGGCGGGGAATGGGATGACCTAATCGTCGGCATGTCCGTCACCGATCGCTGGCGGTTCACGCAGTTCGGCAACTTCGTCGTCGCGGTCAACGGCGTGGACACTAAGCAAGTCGATCTGAACGCGGGCGCGGCATCCAACCTGACCGGATGCCCGAGCGCGAACGGCGTGGCGGTGGTCGGTGATTACGTCGTCGTCACACAGGCAGGTGGTGATAAACTCCTAGTGAAGTGGTCGGGGTTCAACGATCATACGCAGTGGACGCCCGGCGTGAACCAATCCGGGTTCCAGCCGATGCTTACGGGCGGTGAGATCAAGGGCATTGCGGGCGGCGAATACGGTGTTATTCTCCAGCGGTTCCGCTTGGTCCGTATGGAGAGAACCGGAGATGCTACAGCCCCCTTCAGTTTCAGTGAAATCACGCCTAACTTCGGGTGCGCCTCATCTGGATCGATTGCACAGGCTGGGCGCTCCGTGTTCTTCCTTTCTGACCGGGGTTTCATGGCGCTGGAGGATGGGCAGGCGCTCAAACCACTAGGCAATGAGAAGTTCGACCAGTCGTTCCGCGATTCGGTGACGCCCGAGGATTACGAGAAGATTTACGCGGCGATCGACCCGAAGCGCTCGCTGGTAATGTGGGGCGTTCCGGGTGTCCCCGGTCGCATCTGGGTCTATAATTGGGTCATCGACCGCGCCTCCACCATCGAGATCCCGTTTACGGGGTTATTCGCAGGATACGAAAGTTCGGTAACGCTGGAGCAGGTTGGCACGCTGTATCCAGATCTGGATACGATGCCGTACTCGCTCGATGACCCCCGGTTCCAGGGCGGCGATCCCCGGCTATACGTCGTGGACCGCGAGAACCGGATTGGCGCGCTATCTGGGCCTAACCTTCAGGCCACGTTGTCTATGGGCTGGCAGGCGCTGGCGGATCCGCAGGTTGCGCGTGTGAGGTCGGTTACGCCTATGTCGGACGCCACTACCGGCGTCACCATCCGCATCGACGCACGGCAACGCATGGGCGATCCGCTGGGTATTGTTACGGAGTCGGGCATGCAGGCTTCGGGCCGGGTGCCGATCCGGGCGCGGGGAAAGTATATGGCTATCTCAATGATCGTCGATGCTGGGGTGCGGTGGAGCTATACCGAAGCGCTGGATATTGACTACAGCACGGGGGGCGGTCGGTGACCCCCAGATACAACAAAGCCCCGCGATTAAGCGAGGCTCTGAGGCTCTGGGTCCAACGAGGCTTGATTAGCCCTGTCTTTATCGAGTGTCAACCATGAGCAAGCCCGTACCCGTAGACGCCCAACGCCAAGACTGGCCGCGCCTCGTCGCCAACGCCATCAACGAGATGCAGAAGCCGCAGCGAGGTGCCGTGAGGTTCGAAAGCGGCGTGCTGCAATATTACGATGGCGAAACATGGCAGGATGTGCCGTGACCCTTTCCGACGAAGACCGTGCCCGCTTACAACCAGCAGCCGATGCGGCCGGGTATCCGTTGGCGGATCTGGAGCAGAAACTAGCTACCGGGCACGCAATGTTGTGGCACGTTGGTGAAATGACCGTGACCAGCGAAGTAGATGAAGACGGCGTTTGCGACATTAGACTAGGCGGCGGCAAGATGACGCGGGAAACGCTTAGGGGGTTAGAACAGGCCGTGCTTACATCGCCCTTTCATTCCGGCGTGAATTCCATTAGAGTCTGGGGGCGTAAAGGCTGGCTCAGGCTATTGCCTCACTGGACGTTTTGCGGTTTCGAGGACGGGCTTGTGATTCTGGAGCTAAAGAATGAAAAGTAAGTCCAAGACCTCGACTAAACCCGTATACAGTGCCGCTGTCGAGGGCGCCGCTAACAACGTGACCAGCGCTTATAACGCGGCACAGCCCGGAATCACTGCAACGGCCAATTCGCTGTCTAGCGCTGTCCCTGGTTTGATGGCTCAGTATCAGGCGGGCGATCCCGGCGTTAAGTCGGCCATGCAGTACAACACCGACGTGACTTCTGGTAAGTATCTTTCGGCTGGGAATCCATTCCTTCAGTCGCAGATTGATCAGACGAACGATGGGGTCCGTAATGGGCTTGCCGCATCGCTAGGCACTCGCGGCCTTACTGGTGGTTCGGCGTTCGGTGACATCATCACCAGCAATCTCGCGAAGAACGAGAACAATCTTAGATACCAAGATTATACGGCAGAGCGCAACCGGATGGATCAGGCGGCTAGTGCCGCTGGGGGCATTTCGGCGGGTCAGTACGCGCCGTTGGGTGTCATTCAGGACATCCTTGAATCGCAACAGGCTCCGGTTCGTGCGGCGGCTGGCGCTGGTTCGGCTGTTGGCGGGCTTCTCGGTCAATACACCAACGGGACCACGACGCAGAGCGGCAGCATCGGCCAGCTTATCGCCCAGATGGCCGGTAACGCCGCAAGCGCATACGCAGGGGGTGCATGATGTTCGGCACGACGCGTAAGGGGTTGTTCGGGGCGCCAATGATCGGGGAGGACCGATCGGCGCCCGGAGCTGGCTTGGTGCAGCAGGACGCCGTAACGCCGACGTACAAGAAGCCCTCCACGGCGAACCTTATCATCGGCACGCTGGGCGATACGCTGTCTCAGTGGGGCGGCGGCAAGGGCACGTTCTTGCCGGGGCTGCAAATGCGTCAGCAGCAGGCGGCAGAGGCGGCACAGTACCAGCAGCAGCGTGCGGACCAGTACACCGATTGGGAACGCAAGCAGCAGTACGAGCGTAACAATCCGAAGCCAATCAATAACGATACGGTGAACGATTATCAGTTCATCAAACAGACGCGTGGGGATGCGGCAGCCAATGAGTATCTTGACGGCGTGGTAAAAAATGGCGGCGCCATCTCGCCTCAGATTATGCAGATCCCCGGCATGGGGCTTGTCAGGGTGGACAAGGGGCCGCAAGCAGCGGCAGGCGGTGGCGGTGGCGGTGTTCCAGATGGCGCGGTTGCCATGCTCAAGCAGAACCCCGCCATGGCCGCGCAGTTCGATGCCAAGTACGGCGCGGGCGCGTCGTCGCGCTATCTGGGTCAGGGAGGTGTAGCCCCGCAACAGGGGCGCACCTTTCCAGTCCGGTGACATTTTGCCGCACTTGATTAATCAAGAAAGCGGTGGACGCGTCGGCGTTTCGGGTCCGCAAACGCAATACGGACGGGCGCATGGGTTGACGCAGGTATTGCCAGCCACGGCGCAAGGCGTTGCAAAGAAGCTGGGTGTGCAGTGGAGGCCGGAACTGATGACCGGAACGTCACCAGCGGCAGCGGCATACCAGAAGGCCATCGGGCAGGGTTATCTTGAAGAGGCCCTAGCCAAAACTGGCAACGTATCCGACGCTTTGAAGTATTACCACGGCGGGCCTAACCGTCGCCAGTGGGGTCCGAAAACGAATTCTTACGCCGAGAGCATTCTTCGGCGGTTGGGGGCATAATGGCACAACAGGGTAATCCTTTCGATCAGTTCGACGCTCCTGCCGCTGTAGGGCCGCAGGTGCTTATTCCTGAAAGCGGCGTAGTCACGCAGGGTCGCGAGGTTGATCTTAACAACTCGCGTTTGACGGGTCGCCGTACCGAACAGCAAATTCGCATCGATGCCGAGAATGCAGCACGCGCGGCACAGTCCGAGGCCCGCCAACGGCAGGCATTGGCTGCTAATATGTACCTCAAAGGGTTGCGGATTGGTGCCAACGGACAGCCGGAGCCAATCCCCGGCTGGGTGGATCCGAATGGCGCGAAGAAGCCGGGAGCGAATGGCGCGCTCGATTCCTTGGTCAACCAGATCAAGGAAACGCAGCGTTTGTTTCGTGAGGGGCCGGGGCAGACCAAGGGTCTCGCGGGCCTGAAGGACCTTATTCCTGGCGGCTCTAACGGCCAGTTCGACATCGCTGCGAGCCAGCTTGAAGACCAAGCAGCGGCGGCGTTCAAGGTGCCGGGCATGGGCGCGCAGTCTGACGCGGATGCCGCACGTATTGCGCAGTCCAGCAAGCCTAGTCGCTTCTATGCGGACTCGTCCAACGAACAGCTATTCAAGGGCCTTCGCGCTCGCGTAGACGCTATGCGCGCAGCGCAGGGCCTTCCTGCCGCTCAGTGGGATGCGCAGGCAGCAGCGGCGCAGGGTCAGCCCATGCAGGCGCAGCAACAGCCCGCCATGATAGTCCCCGGCGCAGGCACCACGCCTCCCGGACAGACACCACAAGGCCCGGCTGGCTACGATGTCGGCTCGGTTGCGGGCGCTCCAGGTGGCGGCACTGGCGGCGGCGGTAACTTCGCAAGTGCGGCAGGCGTGGCAATGGCAAAGCGTCTGTCCGATGCCTACACCAAGGGTGCCGACGTTCAGCAGCTTAACCGCCTGCTGTCCGACAACGGGTTCCAGACGTTCTCGGATCCCGGCACGATCGCGGCTATCCAGAAGCGCGGGCGGCTGAACTTCGCGCCTCCGGTTGCCGATGATACGCGCGGTACGGTGGGACGTGCACTAGGTGGTTTGGCCGACTCCGCTGGTGGTGCATACGCTATCAGCGCTGCGGATGCTCTGACGGCCGGGACGCTCGACAACATCGCAGGCGGGCAGTCCAATCTAGCAATGGAATACGCTCGCCAACAGTATCCAGGCGCATCGCTGGCTGGAACCGTAACGGGCGGCGCTTTGGGGGCTGGTGCTGCTGAACTCGGACTTGCGCGTGCCGGTCTGGGTGCCGGTGCCGCTGCGCTCGGTGGTGACGCTCTCTACGGTGCCGCATACGGCGCTGGCTCGACCGAAGACGGATCGCGGTTGCTCGGTGCGGCTGGCGGCGGCCTGGGTGGTCTGGCTGGTGGCTATGCGGGGCGCGGGTTGGCGCGGGGTGTTGGTTCTGCGTTCCGTGGCGTGCAGGACGCCAACGTGCAGGGCCTTCGTGCTGCTGGCGTACCGCTTACGGCTGGACAGGCTCTTGGTGGCACGGCCAAGGGTATTGAAGATCGTCTGTCGGGCCTTCCCGTCGTTGGCGATATGGTCAATGCGCGACGCCTGGAGGGTATGCAGGGTTTTAATCGTGCGGCGTTTGACGAAGCGTTGGCGCCAATCGGTGCGAACACGGGTGGCGTCACTGGCGAGGCTGGTATTGATGCTGCGCAGGGTGCTACCCGTCAGGGATACGATACTGCGCTTAACGGGGTATCAGTCGCACGCGATCCGCAATTCACCGCCGATTATAACAGCGCCATCGCACAGGGTGCGCAGGTTCCACGTGTCGGGCCTGAGTTCGAGGCATGGTCGCAGGCCAACCTGGATCCATTGACGGCGCAGCCTGCGTACAACGGCGCCACAGTGCAGGACTTCATCCAGCAGACGCGCGGCGCGGACTTCGGCACAGACGCCATGGGTACGCTTGTCGGACGCTCCGTAACCGGCGCTGAGGACGCCATGCGCGGTCTTGTCAACCGTCAGGCGCCCGATGTCCTGCCAGCGCTAGGCCGTGCCGACCAAGCTTACCGCCAGACGCAGGTTCTTCGGGATGCTGTGAATGCGGCTAGGAACGGCACGCTAACAAAGGAGACCGGAATCTTCGCGCCGTCGCAGTTGGCTACGGCGGCTTCTACCAACGCAAAGAAGTTCGGCAACTCGCAGGGCACCACTCGCCAGCCGTTCTTCAACCTGTCGCGCGCTGGGCAGGCGGTGTTGCCTAACTCGGTGCCGGACTCGGGCACGGCGGGGCGTGCGATCGTCGGCGGGCTGCTGACTGGCGCTGGTCTTGGCGGCGGCACGGGTTACGCAGCGGGTGATGCGGGCACTGGCGCAGGTTATGGCCTTGGTGCCGCTGCGTTACTCGCTGCTGGTGGCTCCAGGGCGGGCCAACGCGCTCTAACGGCTGCGCTGCTCGATCGTCCTGAAATGTTGATCCGCGCTGGTAACGGTATAGCGAACCGGGCGCGCATTGGCGGATTGTTCGGGGCGCCTATGCTGGCTGGTGCCGGTTCGTCGTTGGCGACGCAATGACGCCTGATGAAACAGCTCGAAGATAATGCCTTTCAGCATGATACCTAATATGATGCCCCAACTCATGCTGCATGGTATAGCAGAATACAGGAGTAAGTAACATGCCAGTTGCTACGGAATTCTCGACTACGCCGTCAGCGAATACGACGATTGGTGGTACCAATGTTGCTGAGGGTTGCTCGCCTGCTGGCATCAATGAAGCGATCCGCTATGTCGCCGCTGTCATGCGGGACACTTACGACCGCATCCCTTCAGCGGGCGGATTTGTCCCGACTACTGGTGGATCCTTTACCGGCGACATCCTACGCGCAACCCGTGGGGCCTATCTACACCATGCAGGCGCGTCGCAGACGGATGGGCGGGTGATCTTCCTACCTGAAGGCTCTGCGCGTCCTACAGGCTCTGAAGGCCTGCTTGTGTTCTACTACACCTGATGGACGCCTTTATCTCTGGAGCGTGGCGGACGGTAAGACGCGGCGAGGTCGTGATTGGCGGCACATCTCGCAGTGTGACGCGTGCGGAAGTGTATCGCTCCGGGATATGGCGTTCTGCGGTGGCTTTCACCTCCCCCATGTCCCTATTCGCCAACAACGTATCCGGTATTGGCCGCAACAGGGGTAAGCCTGTATCGGTGGTATCCAGTACTAGTCAGGCAACGCCGACCGGGGGGCTTGGGCCGTATACCTATAGCTGGACGATTCTTAGCGGTGGTGCCGTCGCCAGTTCTCCGAACATGGCGGCAACGACATTTCGGCAAACTGTAGCAGCAGACACTACCGAGGTTTCTACTGCTCGCGTGACATGCACCGATGTACTTGGTACAACCGCAACGGCTGACATAGGCATTACCCTAATCAACGAAAGCAACCTGTGATGAACCATTACTATAACAAAATTGAGAACGGGCCGGGTGCTGGCTTGGTCGGGTATTTTGCTAGGGTCATCAATCGTACTACGCAAAACACCGTTGCATTGTCTTCGGATGAAAACGGTACTCCGATTGTCACTGTGTCTGGCGTCGAGAATATGGCGAAGACAGACAGCCTTGGGAATATAAGTTTTTACGTAGAACCCGGCACGTATCACCTCGACATCTACGCACCGAATACCACGTCGTTCCTGTACCGGGTTTCCGACGTTGCGATGAATTCGACCAAGGGCGATCCGGGGCCGCAGGGTGAGCAGGGCCTAGCTGGTGAGGGGCTGGAGGAAGTCATGGCCCCCGGTGGTGCATCGCTGGTTGGCTATACCCCTCCCACTGTTCCTGCGACCATCGCGCGTCCTACCGCCGCACGCTTGGCTGATAGCATCCGCGCCCATGACCACGGGGCTTACGGCGACGGTTCGCCTAATCCTGTATCCCAGCGGTTCGCGACCTTAACGGCAGCACGTGCCGCAATGCCCGGTGTGACCATAAATGCCCTGACCGACCGTTTCGACGGGTTGGCTTTGCAAGCTGCGATCAATCGCGCCAAAACCTACTATCTCCCCGGCTCTGGCGGCGGTTATCTAACGCGTGCCAAGGTTCGCTTGCGTGAGGGGCGCTATACCGTCAGCAACACGGTGCAGTTGCCAAACTCTGTAGAGATCGAGGGCGCTGGGTCGGGCGCTACGATCATTGACGGGCAGACCTATACCGTTGCGGGGCCGATGCTGACCAACGCCGAGACTGGCAGCGTGGACATGCGGCTTAGCGGGCTGTCGGTTCACGGTGGCACGCATAACGTCAAGATCGACAGTGGTTCTGGCGGGCAGGTCAACAGCCTGCGGTTCCATGACGTGCATATGCGGCTGGCATCGGACAAGGCGTTTGAGGTTAACCGTCTGCTTCAGCTTGCTGACTTTGAGAACTGTGTGTTCGGCCAGTCGGTGTACGGCCTTCATGCTCCAGCGTGGACCACGAACGCGGTGAACCTGCGCAATTGCAGCTTTGAAGAACTGTCGTGGAATAACATTACGCTGCGTTCTGCTGAGTCCGTTAACATCTACGGCGGGCGTTTCGAAGCTGGCGGCAATAATGGTCGCGCTGCTTTTACCGGCTCCATCTCTGGAACCACGCTTACGGTGTCATCGGTGTTCGCGGGCACGATCCGCGCTTTTGGTGCGCTTATCGAGGACGGCGCTGGCGCTGCTATCGTACCGGGTACGTCGATCGACCAGCAGCTTACCGGGACCACGGGCGGTGTAGGCACCTACAAGGTCAATATCTCGCAAACCGTCGCCTCGCGCGCCATGTTCGATGTGGCGGCTACTATCGACTTGGCGCGGGCAACACCTGCCGATTTGGGCTGTCAGGTGACGTTGCAGGGTGTGTATATCGAGAACACGCACCAGTTGCTTATCCGTGACCAGAACTCGCGCAACGGCGTTACGATTGCAGATGGTTGCCACTTCACGCAGGCTCTCGACAATCTCGGCAATCCTGCCCCCTACTATATGTACAGCGACGGTATCATAGCCATCGGTAGCATCGACATTAGCGAACAGCCCGTTTTGCTGCCGACGAATGCGCTGATAACGGGTCAGGCCAGCAACAAGCTGCGTGGAAATTCGAACGTATACAGCAGCCGCAGATTGGGTGGTGCAGCGTTCCGTTCCCGCCGTGTGGCCCAGGTCGGCAGCGGCGCGATTCCTGCCGTGCGCTTCGTTCGCCCAAGTGCCCGTGCAACCGGCGTAGACTTCACGCAGAGCAACTTCGTGCTGCGGGTCAACGTCAACGGCTATGATGGAACCACGGGCGCTGTCATCAAGGGTAGCATCACGTTCCGGGGGTCTGTTGATGCGGGAACTGGCGTTCTCGGCCTCACGTCAACTGCGGACACGTTTACCGGCAGTGCGGCAGCGGCAACATTCGCTATCGATCTGGCATCTGGCGCAACGTCAACCGATGCCACACTGCGCATTGTGCCGACGAACCTAAATGGGTCAACTGCCACAAATATCTGGTGGTCTTTGACTGAAGAAGGGTCTGCCACTTTACCGGAAGAAGTGCTAACAGTTACTTGTTTGTAACGTAGGAGTATAACATGGCGAAACCCCCGAAACCCGCCCCCAAGCCGAAGCCCGGCACCACGCAGCGCAGTGGCGGCGGCGGCAACACCAATCCGACGCAGCCGCCCAAGAAGCCCGGCGGCTGAACTGTAATGTGGTCCATCGTCACGTTCGGATTGCTTTGCGGCGCATGTATCGCGGTGTCGTCCTGCGTGAAGGTGGACCGCAAGTGCGTCATGACGGCAGCGGTGGCCATCTCAATTAACTGGCTGCTGTTCTCGATGCCCTGGATCTATCCCTCGGCCTCGCTGGCGTTCGTCGTTAGCGGTTGGGGCTTCTATATGACCCATGAAGATACATGGTCCATTATCGACCTCTGTTCGTTGATCGTAATAGGGTTTGCCTGCCGCCACCTCTGGTGGTCGCCAATCCTGTGGTCTGTGTACCTTGTGACTTTGGCAATGCATGCCGTGGCACGGTGTAATGGCCTTGAATATCTCGACTACCGCCGGGTGCTGGACGCGGCTTTGATTATCCAGCTTGCGACTATTTTCGTGGTTGGGGGTGGTGACTGTGCCGTACGTTTGCTTGCTCTTTGGCGTGGCCTTCGTGGTGTACGCCGTGATTCCCGCAGAGTGGTTGAAGATGCGTCGTGATTAATGACAGCGATATGCGCCATATCTGGATGTTCATGTCAGCATTGGCCGGTGCTGTGACGGCGCTTGCCCAGATGACTTACAAGGAAATGACGTGGGTTCAGATCGGGCTTACGCTGTTTTCGGGGTTTGGGTTTGCCGTGTTCTTTATGCCGTCCATTGCGCAGTGGATGGGGATTGCCGAAACCAACATCCGCGCGACTAACGCCATCGTCTACATCGGCGGAACTGGCTGGAACATCCTTCTGCCGTTTGCTATTCACAAGGCCAAGGCCGGTGTCGCCCTGTTCGGCGGGAAGGATCCGGCATGACCGTCTTTGATGTCATGAACGTCGCGGGGCGTGTCGTCGTAACTGCTATCGTCGTCTTCAAGCTGACGCAGTTTCGCGAGATGACAAACTTCTGCGAACGCATCGGGCTGGGCATGATGGGCGCGGGTTCGTTTCTGACCATCCCGGTTATCATGTTCAAGAACGACAACCCGTTCGAAGGCTGGTCCGTGTCGCTGCTGACATACGGGGTTATCCTGTTCCTCGCTGGCAGGACGTGGAGAGATTATAAACACGCACGCGCCAATAAGCAGATGGTCCGCGAGGGCATGGTCTGGAGAGCGCAGAGGGGTAAGCCGTGACACGCGCAGAACTATTCGCCGACGTGCGACCATACGCACCCGACCAGCGCTTCACCGCCGCAATGGTGACGGCGCTGGATGATCTTGCGGATATGTTCGGATTGCCGCGTGGTGCCGATGATGGCGGCTGGTTGCCTTATGCGCTGGCACTCATCAAGAAGTTCGAGGGCTGCGAGCTGAAGGCGTACCCGGATCCGGGGACGGGTGGAAAGCCCTGGACCATCGGCTGGGGTTCGACCACCGACATCCAGGGGCGCCCCATCACCCCCGGCACCGTGTGGACCCAGCCGCAGGCCGATACGCGGCTTGCCACGCAGGTTCTGGAGTTTGCGGCGGGTGTGGACAAGGCGCTGGGTAGTGCAGCCGTGACGCCTATGCAGAAGGGCGCTATGGTGTCTCTGGCCTACAACATTGGCGTCGGTGCATTCACGTCGTCCACGCTGCTGAAGAAGCATAAGGCTGCGGACTATGATGGCGCTGCGGCACAGTTTCTTGTGTGGGTGAAGGCGGGGGGCAAGACAATGCAGGGGCTGGTTAACCGACGTACCGCAGAAGCGCGGGTTTATAAGGGGTTGCCGTTGTGACCAACGTTCGTTGGCCTGACGCACGCGGCTGGATCGGGATTGGCGTATTCCTGCTGACCGTCATGGTATTCGTGATGACTGCTACCATCCCCGCTCTACGCGAGAACGAGTATTTTAAGACGCTTGGCACGCTGGTGGTCGGCGCCTTCATCAAGGACGTTGTATCGTGGGCTTACGCCGCCACCAAGGGCGGTGGGGAGCTTGCAGAGCGCAATGCCACCATCGTTGAAAAGCAGGCCGCTACACCAGCCGGAACGCCTGCGGATCCCTTATCTGTAACGGAGACAACCCATGAGCCTATTCGGTAAGATCCTGACCACCCTCGCCAAGCGCGTATTGATCCCTGCCGTCGCCAGCATCGCCAAGAACCCCAAAGCACCCCTGACGATCGATGCGGCCAAGGATGCTCTGGTGGAGGCGGCTAAGAATGAGGGCGTGCGGCAGGTGGGTAAGCATATCTTGTAAAGCGTGTTTGCATGTGGGTGGGGACGTGTGAAGGAAATGGGAATTTCTTTACACGTTTATCGTTCCATATCCGTAACAGCGCTCTCAGGATAAATCTGCACAGACCCGGGTTCGTATATGCTCTCGATGGCATATCCCAGCGCGGTAATGTCCGTACGATACCAGCCGACGATACGCCCCCGCCAAGACGCGCGGCCTTTTTTCTGGACAAGTGCGCCTAGCGGGTATTTGGCGTCTTTGGGCCATTCTGTCATGCCTTCCCTCCCTGAGACAAGAGGCGGATGGCGGCGCGGCGGCGGATGGCGTTGGCGATGAACTCAGCCACTTCCTTGCCACCCCGGCACGCCTCGTCAGGGCCTTCCTCGTCGATCATCTGCTGCTGCCCGGATGCGAACGCATCGGCGATCTTCGCCGCTTCCTCGAACTCCACCCCATCCGCATAGGACCGCGCTGGGGGTGTGGTGCGGGTGTTCCAGGCGTCGATGGCTTCCTTCTTTACCGCGTAGCTGCGGCCCATCATGTAGCACTGACAGCAGATCGTAATCCACGTGGTGATGTTCTCGAAAGGCTTCTGATCTTCGACGGAACATCGGCCTCCGCAGAACGGACAAGGCAAAAGCACGGCCTTTTCTGCTGAACGCAGGGACCGGACACCGCGAGACTCCGGCACATGCGACAGCGGCGTCTGATCCGCTTCCAAGATCGCGCCGGGGTTAGGCGTGGTTTCCCGGCTCATGATGCGTCCTCTATGTTATCTGCCGCAGCCTGTGCGTCAGTGTCGGTCAGTACCTCGATTGCAAGGCAGGCCATGTCCCACGCCTCGACCTCATGCGGATGGGTCGCGAGGTGGAAGCGATAGCCTCCGGGCACAGCGTATCCCCGGCGGGCGTAGAACTCGCGCGCGAGGTCGTTGGCCTGCTCCACGATTTCCGCATCGGTGCGTGATGCCCCGCTCATGATGCCTGCCCCTGTGCGCGGGCGGCGCGAGGTTCAAGGTCGTCGCGCTTGCCGTCGGTGCGGGCGACCAGAAAGCCGTCCGTGTGCCCGATATAGCCGCTCAGAAAACGGATGGGGACAGGCCACTGTTCGGTGACGGTGACATTGATACCGCGGCAATGCTCATCGACTGCGAGGCCCGCCACCCAAAGTTCGGTGCGCTCCCAATCCGACGAATACTCACAGTTGGCCGATACCTTGATCGGGTCGCCAATCTTCGGAACCCATGGCTCTGATAGGGTGGCGGCGAAGGATGGTTGCGGAAGCGTGTCGATACGCGCGATGATTGCAGGCGCCTGCTTCGTCGGGTAGCGGCCGTCCAAATATTCCAGATGGCTGCGCGCCGCTTGCAGAACTTCCCACACGCAAGGTTGCGATGCGCGAAGGCGATTGCGCGCGACCTCGACTAGAGTATTGACCGCCTCGCGCTGGCCATCGCTCATTTCGTAATCACCGAAATACTTATATTCGGTAGCCTTGATTGCAGCCGCGACGCGTACCGCCTCCCGCAAGTCCCCCGATAGGGTGGGAGGCGTCGGGGTGGCGGCGAGCCGCAGGGGGTGATCTAGTGAACCCGCGCCGATCTCCGCATTGCCTTCAAGCGCGGCCATGTTCAGACACCACTCGCGCGAGAAAGGCTCCCCCTCCTGCGACGTTGCGGGCTGGGTAGCGAGGGCGGCGTATGCAGCGGCAAAGGCGGCTTCCCATCCCTTCGGCCATGTCGCCTCAAACGCTTCACGGCACCGCTGCACGACGCTTGCCGCGCTGTAGCCGTCATTGCCGTCCGTCAGATACGCGTCGAAAAACTCATTCCACGCGTCGGCCTTGCGTTCGTCCTCCACCTCTCCCGCCTGATTGGTCGCGGGTACAGGTTCGGGGGTGTCGTAATCGCCGTAGCCTTCAAAGACCCCCATCGGGCCGAGATCTGTCGTATCCATCTCAAAAACTCCGACGCAGGACGATAGCCGCCTGGATTGACGAATAGTCGATATGGTCGCGGAAACGCACTTCACGCGTCGGCTGGCTCTTGGCGGCAGTCTCGACGTTCTCGTGCCGCACGTAGCGCGCGGTCGGGCTGATCGTGAACCGGCCTGCGCGGAGGTCCAAGCCAGCCATAGCCTGCCACGAGAACACCGGGTCGGAGCCTCTACCCTGGTCAGTGCAAGTGCCACCGTTGGGGCCTTCGCGGTCGGTCTGAAGCGTGTGGACGATCCGCACCGCCAGCACCTCGCGGCAATCCGCGCCCGACTTGGCTCGCATGCGCAGTCGCGACACGCCGACACCACCGCCGACGAACGCCGATGCCCCGTCACTGAGGGGATGCGCGTAGTAGAGGTTGGCAAACCCGCTGTCCTCGCGGCGTGCATCGCTAGGCTGGGACAGGTCCAGATTGCGGCCCTTGGCGTCGCTGATCCGCACGACGGTCATTTGCGCGCGGCGTGCCTCCAGTTCGAACCGGAAGCGCTTGGCTTGATAGCCGGTGACGACGCTGCCGTTCCAGCCGTCCACGGTCTTCACGCGCAGGGTGTTCGTCTTCATCTCGACGCGCGTGTCCTTCGGGATGGACAGCCCGCCGCCTGCGCCTGCGTAGACCTGTGCGGTGGCCGGGGCGCTGAGAAGGGTAAGGGTAAGGAATAGGTATTTCATAGCATCACCTCGATAAGATTGCCGACGACAATAACGACGGCCAGAAAAAGCACCACAGCGAAAATGTAGCGCCAGAAGGGTTTGTGTTCTTCGGTGGCCTGCAAAGGCCCATCCCTATGATCGCGCTGCCAGCTTGTCATGGGGCGGGGGTCGTAGTGATCGGGGCCGTTGGTGGTTATGCGGGTCATGCCACGGTGTCCTTGATGAAGCGCCCCTTGTCATCTCGGGCGCGTGGGGTGGTGAAAGGGGCTAGGCGGGTGCTGAGTTCGGTAATCGCCATAGTAGCGCGCTTGAGAGTGACAGTGTTTGTCAGAACACAATTCTCAAGCTGGTCAATCTGGTGATCCGCTCCGTTTAACCGCTTCATCAACCCAGCAATCTCCGCATCTTTCTCCGCTACGATGCGGTTGTGGGTGGTGGTCTTTATGAACATCATGCGTCCTTTCTGGCTGCGAGCATGGCGTCGGCGTACTCGTAGCGCATGAGCGTCATTATGGTCCAAAGTGTTGTGCGGTATTCGTCCTTCGGCATGTTTGCAGCCTCAAGGCTATCCCATCCGCAACAAATGGCAGCATCAAACAGGGTCACTGGCGCCTGCCCCGCAAACCAGTCGCGCAAGCTCATTCCGTCGCTGCCTTCACGAACTCCAAAGCCGCCACTACGAACTTCGGGGAAAGGGAATGCCGGGGGATTATCGTCGTTCATGCTGCCATCTCCTGTGTGTCAATTCTGTAAGCATCATCCCAACCCCCCAACCACGCAGCCCTGGACGGCCCTGCGAGGCGATAAGGGTTCTGCACCCGCGTCCGGCCCCGCTGGTAGTCGGTGGCGCCGATCTGACGGGGGGTCATGCGGCTGGTCCATGCAGTTCCAAATCCTCCTGCCGCAGCATATCCACCGCCTGCGCATCCATGTCGTTCATGGCTTCGTCGAGCTGGTAGAGCGCGTCAGACGTGAACTCCTGGAAGTCCCTGGCCTCGACGATTTGGCGGATGATCTTGAGCTGCTTGTTTAAGGGCGCGTCCTTGATGGCGCGGGTCATGGCGTCGTAGTCGTGGGTCATCGTGCGGACTCCAGACGAGATGCAGCGAGGCTTCGTGCGAGATTGTGCAAATCACGCAAGCTTAGCGATTGCTTTGCCGTGTCGGGCAAACCTCTATACCACGTCAGAATTGTGTCAGCGGGCCCGTTCTCACGCGCTGCACACGGTCCTTCGTGGCCCGGTTCTCGACTGCACCACCACCCTTCTGGGGGCAATTCGCAGCCTTGACCGGTCAACAACCGCTCAGCAGGCAATGTGGCGAACTCAACAGGTAGGGTATATGTGCCACTATCATCGTGATCTTCCCAGTGAACATCGACGCGCCCATTGCCTTTAATGGTGGCTGACTTAAAATTGCTGCGAGGCATTTTACGATGCCACCAAGCCCGAGCCGCCGCCATCAAAGCTGGCCGGTCTAATGTTGCACCGGCATCTTTCCCATTGTTGGCAGGATATCCATTTTCCGTCGTCATCTCAGCGGCTCCCTTGCTGCGTGTTTGATGGGGTATGGGCGCGAAAATTGTTCACGTCAAGCCTTGACCGCGAAAATTGTTCGTGCCATTAATCCGGGCATGGACACAAAGCACCCCCACGCAGCGGCCATTGATCGTCTCGGTAGAGAGCGAATCAAGAGCCATTTCAACATCACCACGCGCGCTATCCAGAAGTGGCGCGCTGACGGCATTCCGCCGATCCATTGGAAAACTGTTCGCTTATTGGGTGCGGTTCATGGGGTTTCGGTTGCCGAATTAGGAGAGAACGCATGACTGGTAGAATTAACTGCGAAGTTCGCGACGGCAGATTTATCGACGGCTGCGTGACTCTTGAAGATATGGTAGCCAACCACACACCCGGTTTTAGCAATACCAAGGGTATTGCTCACTGGCAGCTAACCAATATGAAAACTCACAAGCCCTCGCGCTCATATTACGGCGTCAAAACCAAAGAGCATCCCAAAGGTTTTCTGTTCAACTTTTGCCCGTTCTGCGGGACTAAGATTGACGCTCCCTTCAACTCGGATGAAGATGAGGACAAAACCAATGCTCGATAACCCCTACACCTACATCGGCGCGATTGTCCTGCTGATGTTGGCGGCTGTTCTCTATGCAGCCTATACGGCGCCGCTGGGCCATGAGGACGAAGCTGGATTTCATATTGATGGAGATGAGATGTGAGCGAGTTTAAGGGAACGCCGGGGCCTTGGCATAGAGATTATGCGGGCAACGGGAATGTATGGGCTACTAATTGCAAAGTGGCTGACACTGCTAACCCAGTACAGGAATGGCGCTATCGTGACGTGGCGTATGCAGAGCGCGCCGCAAATGCTAACTTAATCGCAGCGGCACCAGATTTGCTTAAAGTCGTAGAAAACTTCATCAACGCGCTAGATGGCGGCGACGTTGATTACAATTACCTTGCTGCCAATGCCCGCGCCGCCATCGCCAAAGCCCTTCAGCCATGACCATCGAAACCATCCTTGCCGAACGCGGCGCGACGTATGGGGAGTATCCTGTAGGCGCCCGTATTGCGATGGACATGTTCGATGTGGCGCAGGCCAGTCCGTCTTACCGCAAGATGACAGCCGGACAGCAATATGCTGTGTTCATGATCCTGGCGAAGCTGTCACGGGCGTTGAATGGCGATCCGAACCACATCGACGACTGGAGGGACGTGGTGGGCTATGCCACGCTGGTCCTCGAAACACTGAAGGGAGATGACAATGAAAGAGGACCCGCCTGAATATCAGAAGCCCGGTGCGTTCATGGGCTTCGACGTAGACGTTACGCGGCACGACATTATCAGCTTTCTGGAGCATGCGCTGGTAGGACCGGACATCTCCAACCTGAAGATGCCGCCCGAAGCGCTGCTTGATTACCGATACCGCTGCCTCCAGCAACAGGTGCTGGCAGTGCTTTACAAAATGCGCGAACCAGACCGTAAGCGCGTCGGTCGCATAAATTTAGGAGATGAATGATGGAACCACGTTTAACAAAGGGGCAGCTCGTCGAGATCGAGCGGTTGGTTGCGCTGGGTAAAAGCGCCGCTGAAATCGGCGAGCAGTTCGGCGTTCACAAGAAGCGTATCTATACCGCCGTACTGCGCAACAACCTTGGCCCGTGGCAGGTGTCTATCCGGCCATCCCTGCCGCGTGGCAAGAAGCCCATGCCCGACTGGTTCCCCGAAATGGCGGCAAGGCTGGGCAACAAGGCCATCGAGAAGGAAAAGGGTGTATCCTGCGCAACGTGCGCGCGGTGGCGTAAGGAAAACGGCATTCCCGTGTTTGTGCAGTACCCCGATGGCGCTCGCTATGTGCGCCCCAAGGCCCCGCCAAAGCCCAAGATGCTGAAAGCGCCGGTTCTTATCCAGCCGCAGGTTCAAACCACCCGTGCTCCCGCTGAACTGGTCGACGCACAGTCGTTTTTGCAGCGTGAAGGCTATAAACCTGTGGTCCGTTGCAATGCTGACCGAGTGGCTACACAGGGCGGCACGTTTTGGATTTGTGGCGATGTCGAGGGCGCTTTGACTGACGCCCAGCTTATCGCCCGCGCTGCCGGTATTCGTGAACGACGGGAGCGCATGGCCCAGAGGTGGGCGGCGTAATGCGCGCCAAGTATCCTTGGCTGGCAACGATCATACATCTGTTCGTAATCGCTGCCGCCTGTTCACTGGTCGAAAGCATAACTGGCTGGAAACCAAACCTGACGTTTCTGATTGCTATCATAGCGTTTCATAAAATTATTCACCTTGAAGGCAAGAATGGAGACTGAGATGACCGAAGAACTAGATTTTGCCGAAGCTGCACGCGTTATGTTCGAAGCCAGCCGAGACCGGTTTGTAAGGCCACAGCAGTGTTACGCTGCCATCGAGGCGCTGTTTAACGCGGGGTTCCTGCGTGACCCGCCAGAACCAAAAGAAGACCCCAGAATGCTGAGGGCGCGCATCATAGCTAGTCAGGTTGCGAAAATAACGACAACCGGCGAAGATATGCCTGATTACTCGTCGGGTTACTATGATGACATCCAACTCGTGAAGGCAATTTACGAGGGGGTCAAGATTAGCGACAACGTGGTTAAAGAGTCCAAGCCACCGTCTAATTGGGGCAAGTTTACTCTGGATAAGGTGCGGTAAAATGTTCGCAAGTCCAAAGTTTAACGTATCCGCGAAGGCTGCTGAGGTATGGGCCGAAGTCATGCGCGACAAGCAAGACGATGACTGGTCAGGATGGGCATGTTTTGGCATTGATTTCCTGCCCGGTTTATTAGGTCCACCTCAGTACTTAGTAACTGCAAACGGGCATGGTCGAGTTGGCACGTATGATAGCTATGAGGTCGCAAGTTTGGTGAAGGCTAGGCTGGAATACCGGCGCAAGGAGCCTATGCGTGGCATGATTGGCCTAGATGGTATTCCAGCATGACCCACGAACCCGAGAAACAAGCCACCCTCGACGGCCAGATCGCCGCGCTACGCGGGGCACAAGCGACAGACAACCCGCACCCGCTGGGGACGGCGCGGTCGCGGGCTTGGTCGAGGGGTTGGCGGGTGGTTAAAGATCGTTCCTGATAGGCCACACACGCCGCACCTCCCGTTCGACATAGGGCCGTATTAGCTGGGGGATCCTGGCTAGTTCGGCCCTTCGTTGTTCCTGAGTGTCTAGCGCAATGATTTCGCACGCCCCCTGAAAGATCGGCAGGCGTGCCCAGGATTGAATCGACGCGGGTGCGTCCTCCATCGCTATGCGCCCGGACAGGACTTCGTTTAGCCATTGCTGGGGTTTCATCCTAACCAGTCCTCCAGCGCTTCCCACGCCGCCACAGCCCCTAGGGCGACGCATGTGAACGCTCCCTGCGCTGCGCACGCCTCCAAGTAGGAAACCTGCTCTTTGGACACCTTAGCGGTCTTGGCGCGGGACTTCATTTCCATGACGAAGGTGGGATTTCCCGGTATGATGACATCCGACGCCCCCTTAACGAACCCGCCTTCCCCGACCATCGCGCTATGCTGCATGGCGGTGCGCTTGCCTTCGTTACGGATATGCAGAGCTATTGCCCCCAAGTGCGGATGATCGCGGCGCAGGCGGTTGAAGAAGGACGCCATCTCTACTTTTTCGGACGGGCATGGGTCTTTTGTGGGTGTGCCGTAGGTCTTCATACCGGTTCCTCATCTGCTGCCATGTCATAGCCCAGAATGCGGAAAAAGTCGCCATCCTTGCGATAGCTGACGGTTTCCGGCGTGCGTGACATCTCGTTGGTGGCACGCATGAACTGCGCATAATCTGCTGCCCCTTGGGGGTGCTTGGATCCGACTGTAAACCATGTCGAGAAATGCCGGTATTCGGTACGCCAGTCGGCGCGAACGGTGTCATTGCCTGCACGGCTAACCCCCGGCTTGTACTCCACCGACAGCACGCGATCCGTCTGGTTTTGGCGCACGTCTTTCTTGTACGCCTTGAACTCCAGCACCAGCGAATCATGCACGTCCACAATCTCGGCGCGGCATTCCTTGACGTAGCAATACCGCGCGCTGGGGTCGTTCTTCTCCCCACACGTAGGGCAGTCCTTGCCCGTGTAGCGATATGAACACCGATCCCAGCTATCGCGCCCCGCGCGGACCATGCCAAAGCATCGCCGCCCATGGTGCCCAGGCATAGGACCGTATTCGGTTTCCACGCGGGCGCCAAACACGTCGAGGCAGTATCCGTGTTGGTCCTTCTCGTAGTCGATCGTGTCCATCTTAGCGGTGAATTCGTTGGCGTAACCACACTCGGGACATTCGCACGGGATTTGCCCACCGCCTTCAGCCTTCTTGGTCGCGCGGATCGTTGGCGAAAACACGTCGCCATCGGGAAAATGCGTGTCCATGTTGTCGGACGTGAAGTCGAGATAGAGGCAGTCGGCTTTATTCGGATACAGCCGCAGCCCGCGCCCAATGATCTGTTGCAGCAGGCGCGCGGAAGCCGTCTTGCGCAGCACCGCGATGACATCGACGTGCGGAAGGTCAACGCCCACCGTCAGAGTCCCGACCGATACCACGTACTTGATCTTCTGCGCGCTAAACCGCTTCAATATCGCCGTGCGGTTGGCTGTTTCGCCAGTTATCAGCGCCGTCAGCTCTGGCGGCATACTGGCCATGATTTCCTGCGCGTGCTGCACCGTGGCGGCGTATATCAGCACCCCGTGACGATCCCGCGACTGTCGCACGATTTCCGCACAGATCGACGCTGTGAGGCGCCCGTGGCCATGGTACGCGCGGTCTACCGCAGCCGCGTCGAAGCCACCCATTTTGTTGGGCAGTAGCTCCGACGTGTCGTAGCCTTCAGTGGCAATGCCGCCAATGCGCGGCGGGGTTAAAAACCCCTGGTCGATCAACTCGCGCGGCGTCACACGGTAGATCAGCTTGCCCGCGTAAGGCTCTATGGCTGTGTCCACCCCGTTGATCCGCCCATCTGGCCACTCGCGGAAGATATAGCCCGTCCCGAGCCTGTACGGGGTCGCTGTCATAAGCACGACACGCAGCAGCGGGTTGGCCTCGCGCATGGCTTCGATAATTGCCTTGACGGTTGGCGTGATTAGATCACCCTCGTCCACGATCACCATGGCGAAGTCTTTTTGGAACGCGCTAATGCGCCCCTTGATCGTCAACGGCGTCCCAAAAATCACGGGATGCCGGAGCGACTTCGAACCCGCACTAGCAGAGAACATGCTGGCCCTGTTGCCGGTCGCCACGTATTTGGCATGGTTCTGTTTTACTAGATCCGCGCTAGGTGCAATGCACAGCACGCGCTTACCGGTTGATCCGAAGATCAGCCTAGCAATCTCGGCGCAGATAAGGGACTTACCCGCGCCGGTTGCCAGTTCCAACAAGCACGGCTCCAGCGTGCGTTTTACGTGTGCTATGGTCTTGTCTACAGCTTCTTGCTGGTACGCTCGTAGCTGGTACATCTTATTTCAACGTCCAGAATTCGCTTGGCGCACCGCGATAGGGTTCTAGATCCGCATCGGGCAATAGCTTCTTGATTGCCTTGCTGTAGGAAATGGCACCAGTCTTGCGAGTGATGGTCAATTTGCGGTTGGCGAATAGGGCGTTGGTGTTGTTGGACATGGCGACAATCTCTGCAAGCAACTCCTTGCGGCGCTCTGTGGCGCGTTCGATTGCTTCGGTTAGCTGGTCGTATTCTGCTACCATCTTTGCAGCGGCGGGGGTGTCGATGGTGACACGCAGCGGGGCTAGGTGTTCGTCGGCGTTGTTGGCTAGTTCGTCTTGAAACTCGGCCCAGAACTGACGCAGGCGCGGGATGTTCGTCGCAAGCCAATCGTCGTCGCGGTGGATTAGCTTGTTGCAGGTGCCGTATGGCGTCCACTGGTAAAACCACAAAGACTGCCAATCCGCACAAAACATCTCAATCTGGCACTGCGCCATATAGTGCGGCAGTTCGTGCGGCATCTTGAAGATAGGGTTGGGATCGTTGCGGATGTAAAACGGGCACTTTACCTCCAGGCCCTTGCCATCGCTTACCTTGCCGTCTGGTGACGCGCCTAGCCAGTCCTCGTAAGGAATGAACGGCATGGCCGTCACGCGCTCGCTGGTTTCCATCTCAAACTCCTGGATGGCGCCCGCTTCGTTATACGTACCCCATTCGGTCGCGACGTTGCCTGTAAACTCGCTGGAAGCGCCCATAGAGGCCCTTACCATCGACCTGAGTACGTCTGCGCGTGTCATGTACGGGGACAGCCCCAGAATGGCGCCTACGACCGATCCTGTAACGCGACCCTTGCGCTGTTCGAACCATTCGGCGGTGCGTTGCTCGATCATGCCTGATACCCCACGCGAACCGCTGCGCCGAACACAAGGACGACGCTGGGGAATGAGAAAGGCCAAAACACGAATCTAAGCCAGTCAACTATTGCAGGAGATGCAGCGCTGGCCTTCGGCCCGGCATACCCTCGCATGAACATGACAACTGCGCCGACTGCGAAATACAAAACAATATATTCCATCGTTCTTTCCTTCTCGCTCTTTAGCCTCGCCCTGCCTTTCAGCAGGGTCCGGTAAAGGGTGATTAGAAGGGTACGTCGTCGTCGAGATCGTCCGAGAACGCCGGTGCGCGCTTGGCGACTGGCTTCTCAACCTCCGTGACGGCCTTGGTCTTCGGGCCAGCCGACATAAGCCAGTTGCCACCTGGAACCTTCTTGCCGTCTTCCTCCTTGTCCCACACGCCAAGCGTGGCGACGAACTGCGCACCTTCGAGCGCAACGGCAAGCTGGTCGTCGTCAGGGCGAGCCGCAATCTTGGCCAGACGGCCTTTGGCGTTGGCGTCGATAGCCATAATCATGCGCTTGTGCTTGTCGCGCTTGGTGATCGCCTTGGTGCGGTCAAAGCTGCCGCCGGTCTTCACGCCCGGATCCAGATCGTCGATCCACAGCTTGAAGAACATCACGCGGTTAGCATAAGCATCCGGCTTCATGACGCGAACCTTCAGGTTCACAAACGTTTCCGAAACCTGATAACCTTCCTTCCACGAAGCCTGCTCGATCACGACAAGAACACTAGAGCCCTTGGGAATGACATCAAAGTCACCGCCGCCTGCGCTGAATTCCTTTTCGCCACTTGCGGCGCTCGTACCATCTTCGGTGTTCCAGAACGACATTTTACGCTTCCTTCTCTTCGTTGACTTCGGTTGCTGCTGGCTTTTTCGCGTTCTCACGCATCCAGCGGTAAATCGGGTTCTCGCCAAACTCGAACGGCAGGTCTTCGGTGATGCCCATACGGTTCTTGCTGACATTGGCGGGGGTCAGATATGCCACCAGCACACGGCCATTGGTGGTGATAGCCTTCTTGGCGCCCTCTTCGCCGCGCAGAATAGTTTCCTGCTTGATGAAGCCTACGAGGTCCGCAGAATCAACGTAATGCCGCATAGACTTCTTATGGAGACGCAGGCTGTGCGAAGTATAACCCTCCGAGTCCGGCGGCTCCAAGCGGATAATGTCAGAGTGCGCGATGAACACCGTGGACATACCGCGATCACGACGCAGTAATTCGGCATACTTCCGCACCCGTCCATGCATGGCGGCAACTGCTTCGTAACCAGCGCCATAACCGCCGAGACTTGTGGCAAGTGTCGGCTTGCCCGATTCCTTCATCACGGCATTGGCAAACATCTCTTCCAAGCCGGACGTGCTGTCTAGAATAAGCGTTGCATATTCATGGTCTTCTTTGTGGAGTGCTGCCAGTTGCTCCCACAACTGCTCAGCGCTTTCCAGGGGATCTTCAGGGCCTGCTGGCAAGCGGGCTTCAGGAATATCGCTGGGGACGTTCTCGCCTTCGGTCCGCAACAGGTACGGCTTCTTGAAGGTACAGGCGAGGGATGATTTGCCGGTATTGGGACCGCCTACCAGCGTGGCGATTAATGGGCGCTTGGTCGGTACGCGCCCGGTTGCGAGAACACTCATTTCGTTTCCTTCTCTCTGCTTCCGGGGTTGCTTATGGGGCCGGACGGCGTTAGTAGTCAAGCAACAATTTTAGCACGAGGGAAAATATGCTAACGCCATTGGAGATCAAGGACCGGCTGGAGGATCGCAATCTAATGGAGGTTAGCCGCCGTAGTGGCGTGCCCTACATGAAGATTTATAATCTCATTAAGCGCGGCAATGAGCCGACCTATACGACGGTCAAGGCACTCTCGGATTACCTTCAGGTGCAGTCATGAGAGGCTACGACTTCGAGGCCATCAAACAGCAGTTCCCGCTAACCGAGGTGATCGGCAACGCGCTGAAGATCAAAAAGCACGCAGGCTGGTACGAGGCGCTGTGCCCGTTCCATCAGGAATCTAGTCCTAGCCTGAAGTTCAAGGAAAACGACGAAAGCTGGCACTGCTTCGGGTGCAGCGCACACGGCGACGTTATCGATTTTGTTGCCAAGATGGAGAACGTCACGACTCAGGAAGCTATCGCGCGCCTGACGGGTGGCAAGGCTATCGAGCTAACAGCCGAGGATCGCGAGAAGCGCCGTCAGTGGCTGGAGGCAGAAGACCGCAAGAACGAGGCCGCTCGCGTCGCAGCCATTGCACAAGCGCAGCGCCGCTGGGACCGCGCCATTCAGATCGAGGGCGAAAACGGATATCTGGAGCGCAAGCAGATTGCCCCGTGTGGCGCGCGTGCCGAGGGCCGCAATCTGCTGGTTCCGATGTGGGATGCAGACGGCGAGCTAATCAACGTCCAGACCATCCCGCCGAACGACGGCGAAAAGAAGCTGTTCCAGAAAGATGCGCCGACAATCGACGGGCGCTTTTACATCGGCTTGGGGTTCGGTCGCGCCATCATATGCGAGGGCTTCGCTACTGCCGCGTCGATCTTCGAGGCAACCGCTGACCGCGTGGTGGTGGCGTTCAGTCAAGGCCAGATCCCGAACATCGCCAAGCAGATGCAGGCGGCGGGCGTGTCGGTTGTTATTGCAGCCGATCGCAAAGCGCTGGACGCCATGCAACGTTTGGGGCGGGAACTGGACGTGCCGGTCATCGCGCCGCCCCCCTTGGCCAAGGGTGACGACTTCAACGACCAGATGATAGAGCAGGGCGTGGACGCTGTTGCCGCGACGTTCCGGCAGGGACTGATCGACTTCGGCAACCGCCCGGAACCAGCCCCTGAGGCACCGGCCTGCGCCATTTCGTTCGTTGACGCCATGGATTTCAAGGAAGCGGACATCCCGCTTCGGCCCTGGATCGTGCCTGGCGCTATGCTTGCGGGTGCGACGCATATCCTCGCGGCTCCAGGCGGCACGGGCAAGTCCGTCTTCACGCTTCAGTTGGCGCTTATGCTGGCGTCGGGAGAGGGCTGGGCAAAGTGGAAACCCAAGCGCAAGTGCCGCGTGCTTATCATCAATGCCGAGGATGACATTGCCGAGCAGCGCCGCCGCATGGTCGCGGCTCGCACGGTGATGGGAATGCAGGCCGCGCCGGGGATGATTATGCTGGCAGACGCGCCGGAGAACATTCTTATGGCTACAGCCGATGCCACCAAGAAAGCGCAGGTCGCAACGCCGCTGGTCGACGAGCTGGTGCAGGTCATCAAGCACTACAAGATCGACGTGGTGATCGTGGATCCGTTTGCCGAGACGTTCGACGGCGACGAGAATTCCAATGGCGATACCAAGTGGGCAATGAAGATATGGCGCGACAAGATCGCCCGCCCAACGGGTGCGGCTGTCTATCTTGTCCACCACACGACGAAGGGGTCTGAGGACAAGGCTGGCAGCGCGGACGTGATTCGCGGCGGTGGCGCCATCGTCAATTCGGCACGTCTGGCCGCAACGCTTTTCGTTATGTCCAAGGGCGAATGTAGCGCGCTGGGCGTTAAGGAGGACCAGCGTTTCAGGTACGTGCGCTATGACGATGCCAAGTCCAACAACTCGTTGATCGGCGGGCGGACGTGGTTCGAGAAGATTTCTGTGACGCTTCAGAACGGTCCGGTGAGTGATAGCGAAGGCGGCGACGAGGTTGGCGCGCTGGCGCCTTGGGTGCCGCAGGGCATCGGTGCCTATGAGCCTGCGCTTATCATAAAGCTGCTGGAGGCCATGGAGGAAGGCTATATCGACGAGCATGGCGTCTGCACGGAAATGCCGTTCGGCAAGACCAGCCAGGGCGGTTCCAAACGGTGGCTGGGATACCTTATTGCGGAGACCATGGGGCTGGAGGATGACGACATTAAGACGTTCATGAACCTTCTTATCCGCGATAAGCTGGTCAATGAGATCGAGTTCCATAACGGTATCAAGAACCGCACTGAGAAGGGCTTGCAGCCCGATATGGAGGCTGCAAAACTGGCCCTGGGGCTTTCCCCAAAAGCGTGAAATGTTTGGGGGAATGTTTGGATGTTTGGAATCGAGAATGGCGGAAAACCGCCAATCCCCAAATCCCCAAATATAGCCCCCTGAAAGGGGGGGCGTATATATGGGGAGAAATTTGGGGAGAGTGGCTTGGTTTTCCAAAGGATTTTGGATGGATTTTCCCAGGGGCCATCGCGGGTGAGAAAAATGATTAGACGTAGATCGCCGTACAGAGACTGTAGAGACGGAAGCTGGGTGCCGAGCGACAATCCCAGGTATCCGCCGCCTCGTCGATCGCTGGAACGGTTGCGGGCGGATTATTGGCGCATGTTGGGGAGCTACATCGAGACGTGGTGATCGCGGGTGAGAAAAATGCGGGGTGGGGGTTGCGTTGTTGTTCGTAACGGCGCATACGTTCGGAACGATAGGGAGATGAGAAATGAGAGTTTTGGTAGCTTGCGAATATTCCGCCACGGTGCGGGATGCGTTTCGCGCTCGGGGGCATGATGCTTGGTCGTGCGATCTGTTGCCGACTGAGGGTGATCCTGCTTATCACTGGCAGAAGGACTGCATCGATGTTGCTACGCTGACCGATCATTTCGGCTTTTGGGATCTGATGATTGCTCATCCACCCTGCACGGACCTTGCCGTCAGTGGTGCCCGTCACTTCGCGGAGAAAATCGCGGATGGTCGGCAGCAGCGCGCGCTCAATTTCGTAGCGGCATTACTTGCTGCCCCCATTGATCGCATCGCCCTCGAAAACCCTATCTCGGTCATCAGCAGCAAGATCCGCAAGCCTGACCAGATCATCCAGCCGTGGCAGTTCGGACATGGCGAGACCAAGGCGACGTGCTTGTGGTTGAAGAACCTGCCAAAGCTTGTGCCTACGGATGTGGTTGAAGGGCGGTCTGATCGTATCCACAAGATGCCGCCGGGGCCTAACCGGTGGAAGGAGCGGTCGAGGACGTACAGGGGCATTGCAAACGCTATGGCCGAACAGTGGGGAGACGCAGCATGAATATGGAGGAAACGTACAGTAGAGATGCTCCCGAGTGTCCGTACTGTGGTTATAAGCAGACGCACGACGGGGATTCGCTTCATGATGAAAATTTGACTGAAATCAACTGCGGAAGTTGCGGCCAGATTTTCGACGTGGAGGTCGATCACAGAACCACCTGGACCTGTCGGGCGAGGGAAGCGTAATGACCCAAGATGAAATCGAAGCGCTTCAGTCTGCCATCAAAACTACAGAATACAAGTATTTTGGCGACTATGAGCTTTCTTCCGAACAATGGAAAGCTATCGACACGCTTGTCGAATTTGCACAACGACACCTTCAACTTAATAAGGACACCGCAGCATGACCGCCCAGACAACCACGCAGCGCACGGCCAAGCATCGGCTGGCGGTGAAGGAGAGGATGGCGCGGTATGAGGGGGCGTTGGCTGAGATCGCAAGGCGCGGCGCTCTCTGCATCCATCAGAACATCGGCCGCTGGGATATGACCGTGGAGCATGACCAGCGCAGCTACAGCGTCATTGAGAGCAACAACAGGATAGCTCTTGAAGCCCTGAAGCCTACTGACCCTGCCAAAAATCCAGAATGAGGCTGTAGATCCCCTTTAAGGCGGTCTGACGGGCATTCTAACACGATAGGGAGATACGAGATGGCAACGCCGCAGATGAAACGGGTAGTGATAGACAACATTGCTCATGAGCTGAGTGGGGGTATCGACAGGGCTATTGCGGTGCTTCAGGAGCGCAGGGCTCGATACGAGGCAGAGGGCTATACGAACCTGGAACTCGAAATCGAGACTGACTACGAATACGGTGATACATACGCTCGCGCGTACCTCAGTGGAGAGCGCATGGAAACCGAGCACGAAGTAGCGCTTCGTGAACGCGCTGCACGTGATGCGGAACAATGTGACCGCAATCGGTACGAGCAGCTCAAGGCTAAGTTTGGTTAACACCCCGCCCGTATGGGCATGAATGGAGGATTTGAGATGAGCAAGTCGACTTATACCGTGGAGCATCACATGCGGATCTATGACGATAGGCACGGTTGGTATGTAACAGTTCGTCCTGACCGCGATGGCGGTGAGTGCTGCGAGATTGCGTGGAACGACGGTGCCGACGCGGTGAAGGACGAGCGCACGATTACGATGCCATGGTCAATGGCGCGCATTGTGGCCGAAGCCATTATCAATATCATGCCTGTCGTAAAGGAAACTGCCGGGGAGCCATAACTTAGGGAGAAAAGGCTCAACCCGGCTAACAAAAAAGGAATTCGAGATGAGTCCATATATTGTTCTACCGCTGTTTGTCATTGGCGCGGTTGCTACTGTGAGCTTCGACGTATGGGTAGGATTTAAGGTTTCCGACATGACCGAAGGGTCAGGGTTCAGCCTTGGGTTTTACTGCATCACCGTGTTTGGATTGATCGCAATGCAGATTAGCGCGTTTCTGTATTTCGCTAGTTAACAAAAAACCCGGGAGCGAGGGAGTCGCTCAACCGGGTTCCTAGGGTGTCCGCGACGGAGATGAAACGCGGCGGACGCTGGACATATACCGCAACGTGTGAGATAAACGCAATAGGGAGATTTGAGATGGAATTCGGACCTGAGATTAAAGTTGATGGCAAGCGGCCTGAGTGGTTTTATGGCTATGACGGAGCCTTGGGATACCAACGAGATAGCGGGGTATGGTACGGACCCAATACAGACAGTCCTATGGCGTGGACTGAGAGCGAGATTCTTTCTAATAAAAATGGGTGGAGCAGCATTGTCGCCATCCGCCTTCCCGCCAACCACCCTCACTACACCACCCCAACCCGCACGCCGCTGGAGGATAGGATGGTGGCGCTGGTGAAGGCGATTGGCTCTGAAACTAGTATGGCCGCATGGTTAGACCACACTGCCGAAGCCCGCGCGATCCTTGCCGAGATGGAGCCGGTGGATGTGTTGGAGGTAGTGATCGACGACGCCATGCGATCAGGCAACGATGTTTCGGCTTTCGAGATCGCCGAGGCCATTCGCAATAGTCGCGAGGCGTGTTCGGCGATTGCTCTGTATCGTTCTCTGGAGGATGTCACACCCTGCACCCGCGCGCAGTTTGAAGAGGCGTGCAGGGTATGATCCGCAAGCTATTGGGTCTTGGCCCCAGCAAGTCCGAACGGATCGCCGATCTGGAACACCGATTGAAGCGTGACGCTGCGATCCTCGACCAGATGGCGTTTCGATGTCCTGCGACGTTCAGGGATGTGACAACCGACTATGATGGTTGTATCCACTATCGCCCCGGCGTCTCAGAATTGGAGATGCAGCGTGTGTTGCGGTCTGCCGCTTATACTCGCGCGCAGTTTGATGGGGAGTGCGGCTAAATGTGGCGCCACATCACTCGCGGCTTCGGATACACGCTAGGCGCCCGCTTGTGCCACTTGATGCTTCGGGCGATTGGGGTTAGATGAGTTGTTCTCAACATTGAGGTGTTATGGCGTTCGTTAAAGGACAATCGGGCAACCCAGGCGGGCGACCAAAGGCAGTAATGCCCGACGGTCGCACGTTGTCTGAGGCGGCTCGCGAGCACTCGCCTGAAGCATTGCGAGTGCTGGTCGAAGCACTTGGTAATCCTGACACAGCATTGGCAGCGGCCAAGGAAATACTTGATCGCGGCTTTGGTCGTCCTGCGCAGGCTTTGGAGATCACTGGCGAGGATGGTGGACCAGTTCAAGTGTCGCGCATTGAGCTGGTGGGGGTTCCGGCAGTAAAGTGACAACCGCAACCGTCGAGATGCCCGACGTTCTTATTCCTGTATTCAGCGGGGAAGCGGACGTTAGAGGTGCAAAAGGCGGTAGAGGTAGCGCCAAGACTCGCAGCTTCGCAA